GAATCTGCAATTGCTGGAAGCTGTCTCACAGTACCGCAAGTCAAAGACTATGCCGGATGGAAGTCCGGGATGAGTTATGCAGATTTGAAAGACTTGTATGGCTGGCACATTTCCGACCTAAAAATTTACGACCGCCCACGACCGTTAAGTGCTTTCGCAAGACTACGGGCAACAAAATTTGGCTATGAGCCTGTAGATATTGAGCGACCACCGCAATCCTGGTTTTATGTGGAGGACGGGAGATGAAGCTGACCCTCTACGGCGACCCCCGCACCAAGAAAAACTCTGCCCGCATCCTCAGAAGCCGCTCAGGTGGGCGCTTTGTGGCCCCTAGCAAGGCCTACGTGGATTATGAGACGGACTGCCTGCGGCAAATCAAAAGGCCGAACAGCCCTATCTCTGCCCGTGTGAACGTGCGGTGCGTATACTACATGAAGACCGCCCGCCGGGTCGATCTGGCGAACCTCATCGAGGCGACCACGGACATTCTGGTAAAAGCCCGGGTGCTGGAGGACGACAACAGCAAAATCGTTGCCGCCCACGATGGCAGCCGGGTGGAGCTTGACCGGGAGAAACCCCGGGTTGAAATTGAGATTGAAGAAATGGAGGACGAAAATGGCTGAATATCATGTTGGATGTGGGATGTTTGGAAACATCTATGCAGGAACGATGGCACCGCCTCGAAAAGATGGCTTGAAGATGTGGCGCAACAAGTCAGATGTGACCGATGAAGCGATTACGGCGGTCATGGGGCATTTCATCACGGAAATGATGCGTGACAACAAAACCGAAATTCAAAAGGCATGGGAAGTCCGTGGCGGCAAAACGCTGAAAGTCACTTTTGAGATTTTTGATAGCAAGGAGGAAAACAATGGCACGCACATGGACACCTGACACCGACACACCGAAGCCGGACGGAACCGATTACAGCACCGTTAAGGCGTGGCTGAACCGCTACCGCGAAGCAGAGAAAAGATACTACTTGCTGTCTGACCGTTTGGCCGAAGCACAGGAGGCCACCCAGCACATCACCCAGAACATCAGCGCGGCCCCCGGCGGCAGCAAAGATGGCCAGAGCCTTGCCCGGGCGGTGGAACGTGAGGAGGAAGCGGAGCGCCGCGCTTATGAGCAAAGAGCGGTCTGCGACAGGCTGTTTCTTGAGATCAGAAACGCGCTTTCCCAGATCCAGAACGAGAAAGCATACACGGTGCTGTACAAGTACTATCTCGATTGTCTCACGTGGGACAGGGTCGCAAAAGACATGAATTATTCTCTGCGTATGGTCTATGTCTTGCGGCGCAAAGCAATGGAGGAGCTGAGCCTTTAAAAACATTGCACTGTCATTACATTGCGGTTTCACTATCGCATGGTGTAAAATTGTATCATCGGAAAAGCCAAAAGGCAAACCGATGCACGCAGCCTCCGAAACGTGTCCCTTCTTGGCATTTTCCTCCTTTTTTGCTTGCAGGTACCGGACTTTGCTCTCTTCACGTTTCGCGCTGCTTCTATGCGATACACTGAAACAAAGGCAGCCTGCCGCTCATGAGAGACAGGAGGCGGTTCGATTCCGCCGTATCGCTCCATATGGCGCATGGACTAGACAACCCGCAAGGCCGCACGTGCAACCTCCCGTGCCGAGAAAAGGCCTTAGAATCCTTGCCAAGGTGTAGCTTTCCTGACAGGATGTGCGCCAACCAACAGCCCCGGCGGCGAACCGGAGCTGTTTTTATATGGCCGCCTGAGCGCAGTTTGGAGCGCGGCGCGTGTGTGTAGACACGGCTGGTTCGATTCCAAGGGCGGCTTTTATACTCCGGTAGCTCAAGTGGTAGAGCAGCGGTCTCCAAAACCGCATGTTGCAGGTTCGAGCCCTGCCGGGAGTGCTTGTGTGCCCTATGAGGGGGCCGCACAATAGCGGGGCATCCGGCCGCGAAAGTTCCGGATGCAGCAGCGCCCACCGTTTGACGCCTGTCCAACGAACTGAATGCACGGGCGCTGCTTATATGCCGCTATAGCTCAACTGGAAGAGCGCCGCCCATTTAAGGCGGGACAACGTTGGTGACACCACGGGAACATCACTGCACAGCCAACCACTGCGCACATCCATTCCGTGGGTGCCGGTTCGAATCCGGCTGGCGGCACATTCGATATTTTGACCGTTCGGATTTCCGGGCGGTTTTTGCTTTACAGGGAGGTGAAAGCAATGATTCAGAAAGAACTGCTGAAAATGCCGGTCGCAGATCTGGTTCCATACGAGAACAACCCGCGTGTGATCTCCCCGGAAGCCGTGAACGCCTGCGCGGAAAGTATGCGGCAGTGTACCGCGCTTGACCCCATTGAGGTGGACGAGAACAACGTCATCCTCAGCGGACACACCCGCCGTCTTGCTCTGATGCAGCTCCATGTGAACACTGCTGATGTGGTACGTTACACTGGCCTGACCGAAGAACAGAAGCAGAAATACCGTATCCTCGCAAACAAGACCGGTGAAATGTCTGGGTGGGATTTTGGAAAACTCGAACAGGAACTGGCAGAAGTGGACTTTGGCGACTTTGACTTTGATTTCGACCTTCCTGACAGTGGAGCCAATGAAACGCAGGTTGCTGAGGATGAAGCACCAGAAGTTGACGAAGCCGCGCCGCCAAAGGCGAAGCTGGGGGATATCTGGAAATGCGGCAGGCATCGCGTTATGTGCGGAGACAGTACTAATGAAGAAAGCGTCAAAACCCTTATAGGGGGGGCGCAGGCCGATATGTTGCTTACAGATCCACCGTATAACGTGAACTATGGAGCAGTGCGAGATGTAAGCGAGGCAGTAAAAAGGCACAAAAGAACGGATGGCCTGCTCATACAGAATGACAACATGGGAGATGAGGAATTTAGAGAGTTCTTGACCAGTGCTTTCAGAAACGCCAACGCTGTAATGAGACCTGGCGCTGTTTTCTATATTTGGCACGCAGATGGAGAAGGGTACAACTTCCGAGGTGCATGTAGAGACGTTGGATGGACTGTAAGGCAATGTTTGATTTGGAACAAAAACACGTTATGCATGGGGAGGCAGGATTACCAGTGGAAGCATGAGCCTTGCCTGTATGGATGGAAAGATGGCGCAGGACATCTATGGACAAGCGACAGAAAACAGACAACCGTTCTTGATTTTGACAGACCGGTTAAGAGTGAGCTGCACCCAACGATGAAACCTGTTGCGCTTTTTGACTATCAAATCAAAAACAACACAGAAAGCGGGAATATTGTCCTTGACCTGTTTGGGGGAAGCGGGACAACGTTGATCGCCTGCGAGCAGAACGGAAGAACAGCTTATCTCATGGAGTATGATCCGAAGTACGTTGATGTCATTGTGAAGCGATGGGAAGACCTCACGGGAGAAAAGGCCGTTCTTGTAAAAGAGGTGAGCTAAGATTGGCCGAAAAGGTAAATTCGAGCAGTGGTTAGAACCGGAAGGGCTAACGCTGCTTCGCGGTTGGGCAATGGATGGCCTGAAAGACAAGCAGATTGCCGGGAATATGGGAATTTCAGTATCCACTCTCTGCGAATGGAAAAACAAATTTTCCGAATTATCGGAAGCTTTAAAAAAAGGCCGAGAAGTTGCGGACTACATTGTGGAGAATGAGCTGTTCGAAAGCTGCAAGACCCGCACCGTAACCGTAAAAAAGCCCATCAAACTGAAAAAGGTCATGGTGGATGGAAAAAAGCGGCTTGAAGAAGAACGCATCGAGTATGCAGAGGAACAGGTCGTCGTTCCAGCCAACGTGACGGCTCAGATATTCTGGTTGAAAAACCGGCGGCCTGAAAAGTGGGCAGGTGTGCCGGAAGAAACGAGGGCAGAGGAGCATGACGATGGCCTGCTTGAGGCCCTGAATGCTGCCGCAGACATCAGCCCGCCGGATGACGTGGAGATGCTGCCGGAGGAAGAAGACGACCATGTGGAAAAGTAACGGTTTTCGCTGGAAAGCCCTCAGCCAGCGGCAAAAGCAGGTCTTGAGCTGGTGGACACCGCAGAGCGCATACAGCGGCTACAACGGCATCATTGCCGATGGAGCTATCCGATCGGGCAAGACCTTTGCCATGAGCTTTTCTTTTGTACAGTGGGCTATGACCTGCTACAGCGGCCAGCAGTTTGCCATGTGCGGCAAGACCATTGCCAGCTTCCGGCGCAACGTGCTGGGGACGCTCAAGCAGCAGCTTGCAGCCCGTGGTTACAACGTCAAGGAGCACCGGGCGGAAAACTGCATGACCGTCAGCAAGGGCAGCAAAGTTAACGAGTTTTACTTTTTCGGCGGCAAGGATGAGAGCAGCCAAGACCTGATCCAGGGCATCACCCTTGCCGGGGCATTCTTCGACGAGGTGGCCCTGATGCCGCAAAGCTTCGTCAATCAGGCCACAGCCCGATGCTCTGTCACCGGGTCAAAGTTCTGGTTCAACTGCAACCCGGGCAGCCCGCAGCACTGGTTTTATCTCGAGTGGGTGCGGAAATGCCGTTCCCGCAAGATGATGTATCTCCATTTCACGATGGACGACAACCTGTCGCTTTCCGAGGACATCAAGGCCAGATACCGCAGCCAGTACAGCGGCGTTTTCTATCAGCGCTACATTCTGGGCCTGTGGACGGTGGCTGAGGGCCTTGTATATGACATGTTCGACCGCAAAAAGCACGTCGTTGACGAGTTGCCGGAGCTTTCGCCAAAGAGCGCCTATGTGGCGTGCGACTTTGGAACCCAGAACGCAACGACCTTTTTGCTGTTCCAAAAGCAGGCAGATGCAGACTGCTGGATCGTCACCCGGGAGTACTACTACAGCGGCCGCGAACAGAAGCGGCAAAAGACCGTGGGCGAGTATGTTGCAGACCTCAAGGCATGGCTGAATGGTCTCAAGCCGGAGAGGATCATTGTGGACCCGTCGGCCCTGCCGCTGATCACAGAGTTGCGAAAGAACGGCTTTACCCAGACGCCCGCAAACAATGATGCCCTGAGCGGCATTCTGGACGTACAGACCATGCTGCAGACCGGGCGGCTGAAAATATACAAGGACTGCAAGCACACGCTGGAAGAGTTTGGCGTGTACGCTTGGGACCCAGACAAAGACGACACCGTGCTGAAGGTCAACGACCACTGCATGGACGCTATTCGATATTTTGTGCGCACGAAGCGCCTTGTAAAACTGAGGAATTGATTTTGAGCACTGTATACACATTCCAGACTTTTCAGCAGGCGCAAGCCGCCGGGGAACAGCCTGATTTCATCCGGCGGTTCGTGCAGCAGCACTGCACTTCCGGCCCCTACAAGATGGCGCTGGATGCCGACCTGTACGACGCACAGAAAAACCCGGGGGCTGAACGCTTTGCGCAGGCTTACGCTTTGATGCTGAAGCGCCTATCCAAAAACACCAAGCAGGACACCCCACACCCCGATATGGTCAAGAGCAATCTTTTCCGGCGGCTCAACAAGCAGCGGGCAACCTACTCCCTCGGCAACGGCGTGGTCTTTGCAAACGATGGCGTGGACAAGGACAGGTTGGGTCAGAACTTTGACGAGCAGATCCAGAAAGCCGGATATTTCGCCCTGATCCACGGCGAGAGTTTTGGCTTCTGGAACAACGACCATCTGGTGGTTTTTAAGCTGACCGAGTTCGCGCCCCTGTACGATGAAAAAACAGGCCTTTTGCAGGCGGGCGTGCGCTTCTGGCGGCTGAACCCGGACACGGATGTGCACTATATCCTGTACGAGCTGGACGGCTTTACCGAGTACACGGAAAGCAAAATCGGCAATGTGATGCAGGAGACCGTGCCAAAGCAGGCATACAAGAGCGTGACCGTCACCACACCCGGCGGCGGGCTGGAAAGCGTGGAGGGCGAAAACTACAGCGCTCTGCCCATTGTGCCGCTGTGGGGCTCCGACCTGCACCAGAGCACCCTTGTGGGTCTGAAAGCCTACATTGACAACACCGATCTGGTGATGTCCGGCTTCTGCAATGACTTGCAGGACTTTTCGCAGATCTACTGGCTGTGCGAGAACTTCAACGGCATGACGGACGACGAGCTGCAGGAGTTCCTTGTCAAGCTGAATCTGTACCACATTGCAGGCGCAGACACCAGCGAGGGTGGCAAGATCACCCCCTACACCACCGAGATCCCTGTGACGGCCCGGCAGGCTCTGTTGGAGCTGCTCCACACCCGGGTGTATGAGGACTTCGGCGGTCTGGATGTACATTGCGTGAGTGCGGACAGCACCAACGACCATCTGGATGCAGCCTATGAGCCGCTGAACCAGAACGCGGACGACTTCGAGGCGCAGGTCAAGCCGTTCATCCGGCAGATCTGCGCACTGGCTGGCTTTGACAACGCTATGCCGACATTCAACCGCAGCAAGATCACCAACACGGCTGAGCAGGTCGCAACGGTGATTTCTGAGGCACCAATCATCGGGCAGGATATGGCCATTGACCTGCTGCCCAACCTGACCCCGGAACAAAAGGAGCAGGCCAAGGCCGCGCTGATGGCTGAGAGCGCAGCACGGGAGACTGTGGACGAGGAGGAAGACACCGATGAAAAAAAACAGCAAAATTTATGATCCTCTGGGAAGATCGATCGATGTGATGCTTTTTGTCACTGATTTTGCCATTGTGGCTGGGTGCTTTCTGGCCGTTGCGCAGGCGATTGGCTTATGACCGACCGTGACCGCGTCTCTACCCGCCAACTGAACCGCCTGCGCCGCCGTATCCTCCGAGTGTACGGCACTGCCCGCCGGGAGATGCAGGAGCAGCTGACCGAGTTTCTGGCAAAGTACAAAGCGCTGGACGAGCGCAAGCGGGCGCAGCTGGACGCGGGCGAGATCACCGAGGACGACTATCGCATCTGGTTGCAAAATCAAGTCTTTCAGTCCGATTTGATGCGCCAGAAGCTGGACGGCATCACACAGACCTGCACCACAGCCCAGCAGACGGCCTACAAGCTGGCCCGGGACGAGCAATACAACATCTTTTCCTTTGGCGCAAACTGGGCTTTTTACGAGCTGGAACAGGCCGCAGGCGTGACGTTCGGGCTGACCCTGTACAACACCGAAGCGGTCAAGCTGCTGCTGAAGGAGAACCCCCGCATGGTGCCCAACAAGCGCATCAAGAGCGAGAGCAACCGCACCTATGACGCCCGGGTGTTCAACCGCTACGTCATGCAGGGCATCGTGCAGGGCAAGAGCGTCCACGACATCGCCGTGCAGGCCGTCAACGGCATGGCCGATACAGAGATCCACTGGGCTATGAACAACGCCATCACAGCCCTTACCAGCGCCCAGAACGCCGGGGCTTTGCAGCAGATGAGAAACGCTCAGGCTTTGGGCATCGAAGTCAAAAAGCGCTGGAACTCCACCCACGACTACCGCACCCGTGAAATGCACCGCCTGCTTGACCAGCAGACGGCAGAGCTTGACGAGCCGTTCAAGGTCATGGGCTACGAGATTCAGCGCCCCGGCGACCCCAACGCCGCCCCGGAGATGGTCTACCACTGCCGCTGTGTGCTGTCCTCTGCGCTGGGTAAGTATCCCCGGCAGAACGCCATGCAGCGGGACAATGTGACCAAAGAAACCACCCCCGTCATGGATTACACCGAGTGGTATAAATCCAAGGGCGGCACAGAAGCCGAGAAAATGTGGTGGGCGGAAGAGAAAAAGCGCAAGAAGGAGAAAAAGAAAAATGCCTGAGCATAAAAATAAAGCCCTGCCTCCCGGCAGGGTGTAGGGGTTATACGGTTGTGCCATCAGGGAGACGGAAAAGAATCTCGGCGGTGCATCCGAGAGCAAAAGAAAGCTCTTGAATATCCTTTTCGGTAAAGTTTCCCCTTGCCATCTTGTTGGAAAGATTCTGCCGGGTTTGCCCAGTGGCTTCGGCAAGCTCGCCCATCGTCATCCCTTTACGCTTCATTATCAGGCGGATTTTTTCAGCAACAGTGAGTTCCATGTCTTTCACCTCCGTTCATTTATAGTATAAACTAAAACGTGTATTCAGTCAATCCTTGTTTGCTTTTTTCACAATAAAATGTAAAATAAGCGTTGACATACGACACGAATTAGTGTATAATATATTTTGTGAGCAAGAGGGGCGGAAAGGAGGACGCCCATGAAGTTCAAGGATTTCAAGAAGCTGAACCGTGAAGAACAGCGCAAGAAGTTTGAACAGTACAAAAAAGAGTGGTTAGCTACTCGCCATAGCTAACCACTCGTAAGCCAGAGAAACCGTATTCAAAAAGCTCCTCTTACTCACATTTTATTTTTTTATAAGCGATTTGTCAAGTAAAATGTGAGGTTTTAGCAATGGAAACACCAAAAATCACGAAGGTGGAGCTTGAGCTGGATGCTGTTTCTGGTGAACTCCGCACAATGCACGACCTGTTGAACATCTTTGCCAACTGGTTTGATGAAACGCACAAGACCGATATGATCAATCGGGAGCGCACCAGCGAGCTTGTGAGCCAGATTTGGAGAGAAGCCCCGATGTACAGCTCTTTGATTACGGCCTTGTTTGCATCCCTCACCGGGCTGGAAAAGGAAGTTGATGCAGTGCTGGAAGCGGAGGTGAGCGCGTGAACGATACTCGATTTGAACGTGACCGCTATATTGAGGTCATCGACGGCCTGCTGAAAAAGGCCGATGTGCGCCGCCTGCGTCTTGTGTGGATTTTCGCAAGCGGAATCATTAAGAGAACGGAGAAATGATTATGAGTAACATCCAGATTTTCAACTACCAGTCCAACGAAGTCCGCACCGTAGAGATGGGCGGCGAACCGTGGTTTGTCCTCAAGGACGTGTGCGCGGTGCTGGGCATTTCCCACATTACGGACACTGCCAAGCGCATGGATGAAGATGAGGTCGGTCAGACCGAGGTCATCGACAGCATGGGTCGCAAGCAGTCCACCTACATCATCAATGAGAGCGGCCTGTACAACGTCATCCTCCGCAGTGACAAGCCGGAAGCCAAACCGTTCCGCAAGTGGGTCACGTCCGAGGTGCTGCCCTCCATCCGCAAGAATGGCGGTTACATCGCCGGACAGGAGCAGCTCACCCCGGAAGAGCTGATGGCAAAGGCTCTGCTTGTGGCAAACAAGACCCTTGCAGACCGGGAAGCCCGCATTTGTGAGCTGACCGCACAGAACAGCCAGCTCACCGTGGAGAAGCAGATCATGCAGCCAAAGGCCGAGTATTTTGACGAGCTGGTTGACCGCAATCTGCTGACTAATTTCCGGGAGACGGCCAAGGAGCTGGGCATCAAGCCCAAAGCCTTTGTGGCATGGCTGCTGGAAAAGAAATTCCTTTACCGTGACCAGAAAGGCAAGCTGCTGCCCCGAGAGGACAAGAACAGCGGCCTGTTCGAGGTCAAGGAAGCCAAGAACGACAAGACCCAGTGGAGTGGCGTGCAGACGCTTATCACTCCCAAAGGCCGAGAGACGTTCCGGCTGCTGTACCTGTAACTGAAACCTCCTCGCAAAACACGAGGGGGGCGGCGTTTTACCGCACCCCTATCAGTAAAACCCAATAACCAACCCTGCCCCAAACCGGGGCGGGGTTTTGTTATACATGGAGTAAACCATGAACTTTAACTACGACATCAAATTCACCGACAACACCCCGCAGTTGCATGAGGCGCTAGACTCGTGGGCAGAGCGGGTTCTGACCCTCTGGGGCATGAAGGTGCAGGACTACGCCCAACTGCTTGTGCCTACCGGCGCAGAGAACAGCACCCATATTGAGGGTTACGTGGGCGGTGCGCTCAAGCAGAGCCTGACCTTTGCCATCGACCTCGCAAAAAAGACCGTGACCATCGGCAGCAACCTGTTTTACAGCGTGTATGTGGAGCTGGGCACGGGCGTTCACGCCACAAACGGCAACGGGCGCAAAACGCCGTGGGTCTGGAAGGACTTCAACGGCAAGTGGCACTTTACCCGGGGCATGAAAGCCCGTCCGTTCCTCCGCCCGGCGGTGGAGGACCACATTGACGAGCTGCGGCAGATCGCCGTAGAGGAAGGAAACAAGGCGGCGTAATTTATGAATTTGGAGAAAATGTTCAAAACACCAAAAGAAAAGTTCCTGCCCGATGATGTGAAAACTGCGCACTGCGAGGCAGAAGACCTTTTCCTTGAGCTTGCAACGCAGCTTGACGCACTTCCTGAAAGCCGAGAAAAAAGTCTGTGCATGACAAAATTACAGGAAGCGAAGTTTTGGGCGGTCGAATGTATCACCAAAGTTGCACGCAAAAACTAAATACTCAGCGGTTGGCGCACAGCGTCAGCCGCTTTTTTATGCCGTTTTAGCTCAGTCTGGCAGAGCACCGGACTTTTAATCCGGGGGCCGTGGGTTCAAGCCCCACAAGCGGCACCACGCCGGCAGCACGTCCGGCAAATAAACCTTATTGCCAAGCATGGCAGCCCGAGCAAGGGCAGAAAGGACTAACACATGGCACTCGAACGCAAAACTCTCCGGGAGATTCTGGAAGATGAAACGACGGACACCAGCGGCAAGCTCAAGAAAATTCTGGACGTGCTGCATGAGGAAACGGACACCTTGCAGAACCAGCTCGATGAGAAGAACGCAGCCCTCGCCAAAGCCGAAAAGGACCGGGACGCAGCCAACGGCGGCAAGGAAGCCGCTGAAAAGGCGCTGAACGACTACAAGGCCCAGCAGACCCAGAAGGACACCCACGCAGCCAAGGAAGCAAAGTTCCGGGAGCTGCTGAAGTCCGCCGGGGTGCTGGACAAGTATGCTGATCGGGTCGTGCGGCTGTCTGGCGAGGATATCGACAAGCTGGAGCTGGACGATAAGGGCGAGGTCAAGGACGCCAAGAAGCACACCGACAGCCTGAAAGCCGATTGGAGCGACTTCGTAGGCACTACGACCACCACCGGCGCAAAGGTGGACAACCCGCCCACAAACGCCGGTTCCAAAATGACCAAAGACCAAATTTTTGCAATCAAGGACGCCGGCGAGCGCCAGGCGGCCATTGCAGCAAATGCCGACCTGTTTACAGGCGGCGGAAAGGACTAATACATGGCAGCAAAAGAAAATATCACCATGACCACCGATATCACCGTAGCCGCGCGTGAAATCGACTTTGTGGCCCGTTTCCAGCGCAACTGGGACCATCTGCGCACCATTCTGGGCATCATGCGCCCTATCCGGATGCAGCCTGGCACCGTGCTCAAAAGCAAGTATGCACAGGGCACCCTGCAGAGCGGCACCGTGGGCGAGGGCGAAGAGATCCCGTTCAGCAAGTACACCGTCAAGGAGAAGGAGTACGGCAAGATCACCATCGACAAGTACGGCAAGTCTGTCACCCTTGAGGCGATCCAGAATTACGGCTACGATGTCGCCGTGCAGAAGACCGATGATGAGTTCCTGTACGACCTGACCGCTCTGGTAACGGATAAGTTCTACAAGTTCCTGAACACCGGCACCCTGAAGGGCACTCCCAAGACCTTCCAGATGGCGCTGGCACATGCCAAGGGCGCGGTCGAGAACAAGTTCAAGACCATGCATCGCACCGTGACCGGCGTTGTTGGCTTTGTCAACGTGATGGACGTGTACGACTATCTGGGCAATGCCAATATCACCGTGCAGAACCAGTTTGGCTTCCAGTACATCAAGGACTTCATGGGCTACAACACCATCTTCCTGCTGTCCGACAGTGAGATCGCGAAGGGAAAGGTTATTGCCACCCCGGTAGACAACATCGTCATGTACTATGTGGATCCTGCGGATAGCGAGTTTGCCCGCGCAGGTCTGGTCTACCGGACCGCAGGCGAGGCAAGCAACCTCATCGGCTTCCACACTCAGGCAAACTACAGCACCGCAACCTCCGAGAGCTACGCCATTATGGGCGTGACCCTGTTTGCTGAGTATCTGGACGGTATCGCTGTCGAGACCATTACCCCGGGCGAGTGATCGCCCCTTTGTAAGGAGGACGCCCCATGACCGTCCCAGAGCTGTGCGTTTACACGCACAATTTTTTTGACCGGGCGGACGACCCCGTTGCCGGGGAGTTTGCTTTTGAGCCGGATACCGTGCCCGCCGGGGTAGTGCCGGGGCAGTATTTCCTTGTGTGCGGATCCATCTTCAACGACGGCGTGCACAAGGCCGGGGACGGCGATTTGACCGCCGAGACCTTCACCGGGACGGTACAGCCCATGCGCGTGCCGCCTGACTTCGTGGCGCTGGCTGAAAAGATTGACGCATACGACAAGGCGCTCCCGTCCGGCGGCGTGTATGTGTCCCAGTCTTTTGTCGGGTGGTCCGGCACGATGGCTACAGGCACGGACGGTCTGCCTGCAGACGGCAAGACCCGCTATAAATCCGAGATCAATCAGTGGAGGAAGATGTGACATGGTCAACGCGTTCACTGCATCCACCGTGATGCAGAGCTTTACCCAAAAATACCGTTTTCAGACCCGCAGCTATGAGCCGGACGGCGTGGGCGGCTTTGTTTCCGGCTGGAAGGACGGCCCCGAGTTTGAGGCCGTGGAGCGCCACGACACCACCGTGGAAGCTCAGGTAGCAGAGCAGGCCGACACGGCATCTACCTACACGCTGCTGGTCAACACCGGTGTGCCTCTGGCTTTCCCGGACTACATCAAGCGGGTAAGCGACGGGCAGACTTTCCAGATCACCAGCGCGGCAGATGAGGGCAAAGCCCCGCCAGAATCCGGCATGGGACTGCGGGCCGTCAAGTGCAAAAAGGCGGTGCTGCCGTAATGGGGCCGTCTGAGAGCATCAACCGGTCGCTGAACACGTTTTTCAACGGCTTTGGCATCCCGGGTTATCTGGAAGATAACATCCCTCCTGCCGCTTCCCTGCCCTATCTGACCTACAAGCCCACCATCCCCGGCGGGTGGAACGAAACGACATCCTTCCACGCCCGGCTGTGGTACCCCAGTAAGGGCGGCAGAGCCCCCATCCTGCAAACCGAAGATACGATCAGCGCGGCCCTCGAGGACAGCACAACGCTTTCCTGTGAGGGCGGCGCTATTCTTTTGCAAAAAGGCACCCCATGGGCACAGCCCCTCGACAACCCGCCTGAAGGGTATCTGTGCGAATACCTCAATTTTGAAATCACGCAATTTTGCGAGTAAGGAGCAATATGGCAAGAAAGTTTACCAAGATCAGCGCAAAAGCATTCGAGTCCATGCAGATCAATGCCGGTGTCGTGCTGAACAAATTTGACCCGTCCGGCACGACCGAGATCCAGGACGCAGACATCATTTGCGCCACCTCCGGCGGCATCACCGCGACCTGCAAGCCAAACTTCACCGATCTGGGCGCGGACGTGGACAACGCCCAGAAGAACACCGCAGAGCTGATGCAGATCGAGGACTACGACTGCACGCTGGCCTTTACGGCCCTGAACGTCACAACGGACGTTATCAAGCTGGCGCTGGGCGCTGCGGATGTGAGTGACAAGAAAGTCACGCCCCGTATGACGCTGAATCCCACTGCCAGCACCGGCGACTTCAAGGACATCTGGCTGGTGGGCGACACCATCGACGACGGCTTTGTGGCTGTCCGTCTGATGAACGCACTCTCCACCGGCGGTTTGACCCTGAAGACGACCGACAAGGGCAAGGGCAACATTGCAGTCACCCTGACCGGCTGCCCCCGTCTGGGCAGTGATACCGTGCCTATGGAGTGGTATTACAGCCCCAAGGCCGCAGCATAAGGAGGATACCGCATGAAATTTTTGACAGAGCTGCCCGATGAAGAGTTTCTGCGCCACTGCTGGCAGATCGCCGATGTGGCAGAGGAGGTCTTGGAAAAATCCAAGATCATGGAGCTGCGCAAGGTTCTGCCGGTTCTGACCGGCGATGAAACGCCGGAGGAGCTGGAGCAGAAGAAGAAGGAGCAGGCAAAAAAGAATATTCAGGCTATGGCAAAAAGCTTGCTGTTCGACAATGCTGCTGCCACCGCAAAGCTGCTTCCGCTGCTCTATGAGCCGGATGTAGATGAAAACGGAGTGGTTGAAAATATCGGCCCGTTCAAGAAGATGCGCGCGGTGAAAGAACTGCTGAACAACGATGATGTGCTGGATTTTTTGCTCTGGTGTCTGCCGTTGGTGCTGGCGGGTACAGACGCCTGATTTCTTCCATCAGCCCGGACGCGCTGCGGCTGTTTGGCAGGCCGTACATTTTGCAGCACTGCCTGAACACTTTGCGGCAAGAGCGCATCACGCTCAGCTATCAGGCGTACATGACGGACGCTCTGGCGCACCTTATAGGCGCGGAAGAGCGGTGGTACGACATGGTGGCCGGGCTTGTAGAAAACCGCCCGCAGCCGCCGCAGCCGTCCGCTGATGAAGTGATAGCACGCATTAAAAATGGCTTGAACGGGGGTGATGGAGCCTGAAACTTTTTGAATTGAGCGCCACCCTCGGGCTGGACGACAGCGCCTACCGGCAGGGCATCCAAAATGTGCAATCCGAGACAAAAAAGACCGTTTCTTCACTGTCAGGAGAGTACAGCAAGGCCGCAAAGGCCGTAGTAGAGCTGACCAGACGTTACAACGAATCGGTGGGCAGGACCGGCAAAGCGTCCTCTGAGACCAAAAATCTCAAGACCATGTTGGCACAGGCAGAAGCGCAGCTCAGAGCAACCACGACCGCGCTGAAAGCTGCAAACAACGGCATGGAGGGCTTTGCCAACTCCACGGATAAGGCATCCGGGAAGTCTCTGGCCGGTGCTATTGCACAAGGCACGGTCATGGCGAGCGTTTTCTCAAAGCTCGGATCCGCTGCGCTCAGTGCCGCAGAGGGATTCATCTCTTCCGGCATCGAGTACAACGCCCAGATCGAGAAATACACAACCGGCTTTACCAATATGTTGGGCAGCGCGGAAGCCGCCCAGCAGGTCATGAGCCAGATCCAGGAAGACGCGGCAAAAACCCCCTTTGACGTGGCGAGCCTGACACAGGCCAACCAGTACCTGATCTCTGCAGGCGAGAACGCTTCCTATGCCCGCAATACCATCATGGCGCTGGGCGACGCGGTCTCTGCGACCGGCGGCGGCAACGACGAGTTGAACCGCATGTCCCAGAACCTGCAGCAGATCGCCAACACCGGCAAGGCTACAACGGCCGATATCAAGCAGTTTGCTTATGCCGGCATCGACGTATACGGCATTCTGGCCGACTACACAGGCAAGTCCACCGCCGAAGTGCAGAACATGACCATCAGTTATGATCTGCTGACGCAGGCCCTGCAGGCCGCATCCGAAGAGGGCGGGCGTTACTACAACAGCATGGACACCCAGAGCCAGACCATGAATGGCCGCGTTTCCACCCTGAAGGACAACGTGAAGCAGCTGGCCGGCCTTATGACAGGTGACTTGAGCAGCGGAATCGGCGTTGCGATTGGCAAGCTGAACGACATGGTCGTCGCAGCACAGGAAGCTTATAAGCTTGACGGATGGAGTGGCCTTATCGGGGAAATAACAGGTCTTACCACCGTCATTGACAAGGCCAAATCTTCTGCTGTTGGCCTGAAAGCTGTCTTTGACGCGCTGAAAAGCGGAGAAATAGGCATTTTCCACGGAGACTGGGATTCTGTCTACCAGAAAGCTTTTAACAACGACTACCAAAACAGAAAGGCCGGCAAAAAAGACACAAACTACTGGAAAGAATACGGCGAGCGTCTGAAAAAGCAGTACGGAGTAAAAGAAACCAACAGCAGTTCCATTACAACCAGCCCGTCTGGTTCTTCAACTAGAAAAAGATCCGGCTCCTCCGGCTCCAAGTCCACCACCGAAACGGTCATTTCGTCCATCTCCAGCACGGCTACGACCACCGCGCAGAATGCGCTGGGCACTGTGACCACCAGCATCCAGACCCTTACCGAGAAGGTCAAGGACAGCTCCGGCAAGATCAAAGACCGCATCACCGAGACCACCACCACGACTGGCAAGGAGATGGTGAACGGTGTTGCCACGACCTTTAAACAGGTCGAGACCAAAGTCAACGGCACGGTCACAAAAGTCACAAAGACCTATGATGACATGTCAAAAACGCTGCTTGGCACCTTTACCAACGTCTCGGAAACCACCGTTGACGGAATCACCACAAAGGTGCAGCAGGCGGTGGAAAAGTACGCGGACGGCAGCGAGCATATCAAGAAGACCGTCACAGAGACCGGGCAGCGCATCGGCGAGAACGGCGCGGAGACCTATGAGAAGATCATCACCTACATCGACGGCATTCAAGACAAGGTGACGGAGACCTCCAACGAGATCGACAAGAGCGTAAAGGGTACCCAAAGCCGCATTGACCAGCAGCTGAGCGAGGCTTCCGGCCAGCTGGATAAGGGCATTTTCGGGCTGGTAAAGAACACATTCAAAGACGCCAAAAACGGTGACTGGGCAAGTCTTGGGCTGGATTTTGTCAATCTGATCTGGGGCGAAGTGTCGCAGAAGCAGCGTGACGTGATCTCTGATTGGCTCAATAAGGCATTGACCGCAGTCAATGAGGGCTACTTCAGCGGCGGCATCGGTAAGGCATTTGATATCTTCCAGAAGCTTTTTTCTGACGGCGGGATAAAATCCGATATCGACGGTGTGACCAATTCGGTCAAGGCTTTTGGTGAGATCGTCAACGGTCTTGCAGGCTCCGGCGGCGTGGGCGGCGCTCTAGGCAGCATCGTCCAGAGCTTTTCCGGCATGGCTGGCGGCATCACCTCTGCACTGGGCAACATCGTGTCCTTTGTGGCAGCAAACCCCGTCCTTGCCCTGATCCTGGGCGTGGGCGCAGTCGCCGGCGGCATTGGCCTTGCCATGTGGATGGACAAGAAGAATAATCAGAAGCCTGTCAGCCACTACCAGAGCCCCTTTGACAAAACCGGTATGTATGACAGTCTGGGCACCTTCTCCACCCGTGCGGCCCTGCAGTACCGCGTCACCGGCCAGCAGTCCATTGTTGACCGGCAAACCAGCATTCTGGAACGCATCGAGGGGATGCTGGACGAGCATCTGCCTGACATCGGAAAGGGTCAGGTAGTCATGGACTCCGGTGAACTGGTGGGCGTGCTGTCGACCCGCATGGCGACCAACGTAGATGCACGCATCGGCGTGACAGTGGAACGGAAAGCGAGGGGTGTGTAATGGCAAAGCTTCTGGGGGCAAAAATCGGCAATTTTCACACCCTGAAAGATTGGGGGCTGTACCTCAAGGTAGGCAGCCCTAAAATCGGCGCGGCAGAACCGGAAGAATACCTTGTGCAGGTCACCGGATCCGATTCACTGCTGAACCTGACCACATGGGACGATGGCAAGGTGCACTATAAAAAGCGCACCATCACCATGGAACTGCTGTGCAACGCGCCAAAAAGCAAGTGGCCCAGCATCGAAAGCACCATCGCCAACGCCATTCATGGCAAGTGGCTGCAGTGCCGCTTTGATGAAGACCCGGCGTGGTACTGGGAAGGGCTTTGGAAAGTCACACCATCCCGCGACCGGCTTTCCAGCGCCTTTACCATCACCGGCACCTGCAACCCCTTCAAGCGCAGCGTCTACGACGGCACCAACGACTGGCTGTGGGATGACTTCAACTTTGAAACGGACATCGTGCGCAACTACACGAATATCCCGCTCAAGGCGGGCGAGGACAAAGAGGTGTCCATCACCGGTGCACCGCGTGCGGCCGGTATCTACTTCAAGCGCAGCGAGACCGCCGCAAACATCGCGGTGTCTCTCAATGGCTTTGAGGTGGGCATTCTGGCCAAGTCCACCGACTGGCAGTATATCGAGGGGCTTACTATGCCGGATGGTGTAGTGGGCACCCTCGTTTTTGCTGCATCGGCAGACTGCAGCATCAGCATCAAGTATTTGGGGGCAAGCCTATGAGCTATAAAGTTTATGCTGGCGTGCAGACGGATGTAGACACATGGAAAACTAAGGTCTGTATCCACGATATCAGCGACATTACCGACACGAAAAAGCTCATCAGCCCCACGCTGACCCGCGAAGTGGGTAAAGCTGGCTCTTTTGAGTTTACCATGCCGCTGGGCAATGTGGCACACTCTGCGCTGCAAAAGCTGCGCACTACGGTAGAGGTGGAACAGGACGGCGTTTCCATCTGGCAGGGCCGTCCCATGAGCCATGAACAGGATTTTTTGATGCGTCAGAAAATCTACTGCGAAGGGGAGCTTGCGTATCTGAATGACAGCGGCATTGCGCCGTACGCTGCAAAAAATGTGAGCTTTTCGCAATTTTTGGAATGGATCTGCGATAACCACAACGGAATGGTAGATGCATACAAAGCTTTTACTCCTGGCAATGTGCAAATGGACATTCCCATGATCGTGCCCTATATCGACGGCATCAAAGTCGTGCAGGTGGGTTACAGCTACGATTCTAATGATGGAGATTACATTTACCATTGGGGAATTGTAGATCCCGTGGATGGAAAGACGAATATTTTCTATGAGGAAACAGAGATCAACAAAGCTTCCTGCCTGAGCTGGGAAATCGATGAAGAGCACATTGCGAACGGTCGCATTATTTCACGGATCGGAAGCAACAATTTCCGCGTGCGTCTGTTTGCAGCCTATGTAAAGGGCAAAACGTACGCCGCAAAGGTCGAAGTGAAAAAAGCCGAAATCGTCTGCGGTACTTGCAACAAAAATTTTGGCACGTACTCCATTTACAACGTTGAGCAGGCATCTGAATCCAAGACCTTTAAGATCACCGAGCAAAACGGGAAATACATCCTTGCTATCAACGGCAAGACTGATTCTCGCTTTTTGTTTGATGTGAAGGAACCTACATACAGCTTTGGCGATGGAAAAAACTATGGCGTTACATGGGACATCTTGCAGAGTGAGCTGGTGGAAAAGTACGGCGGATATCTGGTGCTGCGCCATGCAGAAGATCCTGACGGAAAACCGCGCCGGTATCTGGACTATCTGCAGGCGATCACCGATAAAAACAGCCAGACGGTGGCTTTTGGAACAAACCTGCTGGATTTGACCGACTACGTCAAAGCAGAGGATATCTACACGCGGGTGATCGCGGTAGGTGCCAAAAAGATAACATGGCTTGTTTTTTCGTGGGGCGAGACCATCACAGAAACCGCAAACGATCTGGCTGCGCAAAAGCTTTTTGGCATCATCACAAAAGTGATCTTTATTGAAGGCATCGAAAGCACGCCGCAGTCTTTGCTGGATGCGGCAGAGGAAGAACTTGCCAAAAATCTGCGCTATCTGAACGGCATGGCAGTCAAAGCGGTCGATCTGAAAGACGCTGATATTGATGTCAGCCGTATTGCAATTGGAAAGCAAACGCACATTTTCTCTGCACCGCATGGTGTAGATACCTGGCTGCTGTGTTCCAAGCTTGTTGAGCCGTTGGATTCGCCGGATAAAAAGGAGTTTACATTTGGCACTGAGTTTTCCAGCATCAGCGACCTGCAGGCTTTGAGTGCACGCAAAGCGTCCGATGCTTACGACTTGAGTCGATCGCTCAAAGGGTACATGTCAGGCTAATGAGACGGGAGGTGTTTTATGGATAAAACTTTTGATGAAGCCATTGCGGGAATCCGTAAGGCTGAGCGCGGCGTGGAAGTCCGCGAGGACATTGCACAGGGCATGGAGTACGTCAAGCAGTACGCCGAGGAAGTGACAGACCAGCAGCAGGCCGCCCTGCAGGCCGCTCAGACCGCCACCGGAGCAGCCAGCACCGCGACGAAAAAGGCCGCAGCAGCTGCAGAGAGCGAAAGCGCCGCCCGGACCTCCGCCGCCGAAGCAGCCCAAAGCGAACGGTCAGCGTCCGCAGACGCAAAGAGCGCGGGAAGCTCTGCCGCTTCTGCTAAAGCTGAAGCGGACAGAGCTGCGGTCATCGTGAGCACCGACAAGACGCTAAGCGTCGAGGGCGCTCCAGCCGACGCAAAGGCTGTTGGCGATGCGCTGAAAAACATAAAGCTTCCCGTTGCCACCGCCACCACGCTGGGCGGCGTGAAGGTGGGCAGCGGTCTGACGGTCGATGCGGACGGAACACTTTCTGCGGACAGTGCTTTGGCGGCCTACCCCGTTGGCAGTATTTTTCAAACAGTCAGCACTACCAGCCCTGCCGCCCTGTTTGGCGGCGCATGGCAGGAGATTGCATTTAACCGCGTGCTGATGGGTGCTGGCACAGGCTACACAGCGGGCACTACCGTGGAGGCCGGACTGCCGAACATCACAGGCAGCTTTACAACAAAATCAACAGACGCAGGCGGGTCTCCCTTTAGTGGTGATGCTAACGTACTTTCCGCTAAGGGTTCTCTGGCTTTTAGTGAAAAGAGCGCTATTTATAGCGGTTACACTGGACATTCTGGAAGCCAATATGATATTCAGTTTGATGCTTCTCGCTCGAATCCTATCTACGGCCGCAGCACCACAGTGCAGCCCGCCGCATACTATGTGCACATCTGGCGGCGCGTGGCCTGAGAAAGAAGGTTTTGAACCATGAAGATCATTGACGAGAACGGTGCGGTCGTGGAAAACCCCGACCTGACGCTGGGCTACCTGACCGACGACACCGAAGAAGTCACCCACCCCGCCGTAGAGGGCGTGGAGGAGCAGTGGCACTGGGAGACCGTGACCGAGTATCCGAACGGTGGCAAGGACGTGCAGAAGATCATCGACGTGCCGGGCGTGCCTGCGCAGGCCGCATGGACCGAACAGGTGCCGGTGCAGAGATACATCCGCTATACGGAAGAAGAATTGGCCGCGCAGGAAGAAGAGCGCAAAAAGGCCGAAGCCTGGAAGAAGCTGCCGGACACGGTGGCAGCATTGCAAAAAGAAAACGAGATGTTGAAACAGTGCTTGCTTGAAATGAGCGAGATTGTTTATGCATAAAATTACGCAAAAATTAGAAAGGATGGTATTTATGATGGCAATGTTGTGGGCACAGGAGATTATGTCTGCTGAGACTATGGAGGATGCAAAGGCGCTGTATGAGCGCTGCCCCCGCCTGCTGAAGGAGAAGGTCAAGGCGATTCTTATCAAGAGCGGCTTTGAGGAAATCACGCAGTAAGGAGGACGCTATGGCTGAAATCATGGATGTATCCCGGCATCAGGGCACGATCAACTGGGAGAAGGTCAAGGCAAGCGGCAAGGTGGACGGCGTGATGATTCGCGCCATGGGCAACAGCGCATCGGGCAGGCCCAGTGCCCCCTACACCGACCCGCAGTTTGCTCGCAATTACAGCGAGTGCAAGCGGCTGGGCATCCCCTGCGGCGTGTATGGCTACTTCAAGGCGGTCAACCGGGAGCAGGCTGACAAGGAGCTGGCGTACTTCAAGAAGCTGCTCACCGGCCGGAGCTTTGAGCTGCCGGTGGCCGTGGACATCGAGGACGAAGTGCAGAAGCCGCTTGGCAAGGCCGCGCTGACCGACCTGACGGCCTACATGCTGAGCACGGTGGAAAGCTGGGGCGTGTACGCTCTGCTTTACACCGGCCTGTGGTTCGGCAGCACCTTCCTGTACATGGGCGGCGCGGCGCTGAAGCCCTACGACGTGTGGCTGGCTGCCTACCGCACGAAGAAGCCCGCACCCAGCTGGTCTTTTGGCATGTGGCAGTACACCAGCAAGGCCCGTGTACCCGGTGTGACCACCAACGTGGACATGTCCCACGCATACAAGGACTATGCGGGCATCATCAGCAAGAAGGGTCTGACCCGTCTCCGGGAGGGTAAATGACCGAAAAAGAAGCTCTCCTGTGGGTGCTTGGCATCTTGGGTAGCCTGTGCGCTGCGGCCATCACCATCGACAAGGTGCTGGAAATCATCCATAAGTACATCAAGAAGGCGCAGGCCCCCGACGATGCGCAGAACAAGCGAATGGATACGCTCGAAAAAAGACTTGGCGTGCTGGAACAGGGACAGCTTCAGCACGCACAGGCCCTTGCAAGAGACCTGCGCCGCTTTGACGGCCTCGATGAAGAGATGCGTCTCGTACTCGTTGGCGTACAAAATCTTTTGGATTCGCAGCTGTCCGGCAACAACCGCGAAGGTATGCAAAAAAGCAAATCCGATATTAACAACTACCTGCTGAAAGGAGTAACAAATCATGGAAGCAATGTTTAACTTTATCCCCGCACCCATCGCACTGGTACTGATGCTCATTGGCTTTGCCGCGCTGGCAGTGGGTGCCATCCGGCTGGGCTACAAGCAGTATGTCAAGGACTGGGCGCTGGAGCTTGTGACCATCGCCGAGGACAGCATCATGGGCAGCGGTCAGGGCGCAAAGAAAAAGGCACAGGTCTTTGCCGCGCTGCGCGGCGCTCTGCCGGACTGGCTGAAGCCTTTCATCACCGATGAAGTGCTGGACAGCGTGATCGAAAAGGCCGTCAGCATGATGAAAAAGGCATTGGCAGACAAGAAGCCCGCCACGACCTGACCCTGCGCTCCATCAAAAGGGAGATTTCTGCAAGACGCGACGTGGCATACTGGTTGGATAAAGCGTACACCCATCTGGACAGCGGTCTGCTGACGGAGGACGACATTGCAGAGGTGGAAGCCCTTGCGCAGGCGTACTACGATGCACTGGATGCTAAGGACAAGGCGAACGCTGAGGAAATCACACAGTAAGGAGGCATAACACATGAACGCAGTAAATATCGAAGATTTGCTCGATTTGATTGAAACCATGAAACGCGTATCTGCGGATGAAATTATCGCTGCATCAAAAGAGAACAACGAGCTGGAGCGCATCGCGCACATCGCGACGGAAGCAACTTATAGTGCCGTTATCGAAAAGCTGGAAAGCCTCCGCGTGTACGCAGTAACCGTTTTGGATAGCAAGGAGTAACATCATGAGTAGCACTACATACGAGCATTTTGTTGACACCAACAAAATGTTCGCCGCACAAGAGCAATTTCGTAACATCACGAAAATGGTCTGCGTATGCTTTCGTGGCTTCACGAAAACATGCCATCTCGGTAACGCCCCCGTAATGGTGCGCAACGCTGGACAACTGCCGCAGCCTTTCTGGCTCGGTGCTGCCTGTGGCGGCGGCTCGTGTAGTCTTTCCGCCAGCGTTGCAAGGGCTTAATGCAGAACAGATAAAAGCTGTGATAAAACGTGCGCCGCTTGGGAGGTATGACCGGAAAATCGCCCGGTTGCGGTACGTTGACCAGCTATGCCAAGTTGATATTGCAGCGCGTGTGCCGTATTGTCGGACATCAATCGGCAATAGGCTGAAAATTATTGATAAAATGCTGGATGTGTGATATCATAATCCTAATTGGGTGCGATTTCTCACGAAACGCATTGAAGCGGCAGGCTTTCGGGTCTGCCGCTTTTCTTTTTGCACGGATTGTGGTATAATTATCTCAACAAATCCACCCGGCCTCTCGAAGAAGCGCATTAGGGTGGATATCTGAACCCACTAAGCCTCTCAACGATGCGTATCATGGTGGGTCTTTTAAGATGATACAGTCTCCCGCCCGCTTACTTACAGTGCGTACCATGCGGGAGACGCCTTTAGACTTGAAAGGCTACGGCCTTTGTAGAGAGCGGCATTGCCTGTGGGCGGTTCCGCTCTTGATTTTAGATTTTGCCGTTTTGGCGGCATAAAAGATCCCCTGCTTTGCCGAAGCCCTGCGTGCCACGCGGGGTACGTTGTAGGTAAAGCGGGGGATTTTTGTTTTACAGAAGCTTGTAATGCTCAGCCAACAGGAACCTGACGTATGTGGGGCACGCGCGCTTTTCACCGCACCAGTCCTGCACAGTGCGCCGCGGGACGCCCGCCTGCTTTGCAAAAGCAGTCTGCGACAGACCAGTGCGGGCTACCAGCTCACGCATTGGAAGATGAGCTAAATCCCAGATGGTGGACAGCCTTGCCTTTTCGGCATCCAAGTCGATGCAGCCGGAAGCGTCATCCGGGACGCTAAGAGTGATGTTGTTGAGGAACGCTACCCTGGACGCTTCCGGGTCAGCAGCCATAATAAAGAGCTCAGCAGTAGTATGCATAGTCTTCTCCTTCTTAAATCTCCCCGGTCGATGTTCGCACATCGGCTGGGGACTTTTCTTTACTCCATATCTTCCAGAGCTTCAAGATACTTCGGGTAAAGATCTTCCACGACGGCCCGTCTCTCAACGTCGTCCAGATTGCCGTTCATGAGTGCCTCGCCCTCTTCATCGGTGAGTTCGATGCTGGTAGTGACCATCAGGTCGCGAGCGTCCAGATGAGAGGTCTTGACGTCGCCATCATCGGTGAGGTGCGCGTAGATCATCCAAACGCCGTTGTCGTACTCGATTTCTGTGCCGGTGGCCATAACCTTGGTTGCAAACTCGTCAGCAGTGAGCTTTTTCATAATTTTTACCTCCATGTCTCTATGCGTTTGTGCGGTGTCTTTCACTGTCTTTATTATACACGCATTGCGTGCAATTGTCAAGGATTTTTTGAGAATTTTATACGCGTTGCGTGCAAAAAGAAAATGTGCCCACACAGCTTTGTACCGTGTGGGCACCTTTTCTTTTTGGCGTTCGTTTGTCCTTCGTTTGACGTTCGTTTAACGCACGGATTCGGCAGAAAAGGTACTATGGGCGCAAAGGGAGGGCGCACCATGTGGCACAGGTTTAATCCAAACCCGCGCGGGAGCAGCGTCGGGGACTGCGTAGTGCGGGCGGTAGCTGCGGCCACCGGTCAAAGCTGGGAGCAGGCGTATATTGCGCTGGCGCTCACCGGCTACGCCCTCGGCGATATGCCCAGTGCCAACCGCACATGGGGCGCATACCTTCAAAAACGCGGGTTCAAGCGCCGCATGGTGGAGGAAGACTGCACCACCTGTTACACCGTGGCAGATTTTGCCCGGGAGTACCCGCGCGGCGTGTATGTACTGGGCTGCTCTGGCCACGTCCTGACCGTCATCGACGGCGTGTGGTGGGACAGTTGGGACAGCGGCGCAGAATGCCCGATCTACTACTGGTATAAGGAGGAGTAAACGATGCCTTACAATCCGTATGCGTATCAGATGCCGACATACTACGGCCAGCCAATGCCAGACAACCTCACTCAACTCAGGCAGGGAGTGGGCTATCAGTCTCCCATGATGCAGCAGCCGGCAGCACAGACAGCACAGGCTACGCCATCCATCATCTGGGTGCAGGGAGAAGAGGGCGCAAAAGCCTATATGGTCGCCGCAGGCAACAGCGTACTGCTGATGGACAGCGAAAACAGCGCTTTTTACATCAAGAGCACTGACACCAGCGGGATGCCGCTGCCTCTCCGCGTCTTTGACTACAAGGAACGCACCACGGCGACAAAAATGCCCCCTCAGACGGCGCAGCAGCCTGGCGGGGAATTTGTCACCCGAGCAGAGTTTGACGCTCTGGCAGCCCGCTGTGCGGCGCTGGAAAAGCAAGAGCCCGCAAAGCCTGAAACGGAGGTCAAGTAATTATGGCAAACCCTCTTTTTAACGTTCTGAGCGGCGGTATGCCTGCCATGTCCGGCCCTATGGGCCAGTTCGGACAGATGATGCAGCAGTTTCAGCAGTTCAAGGCCAACTTTCAGGGCGACCCCAAAGCAGAGGTGCAGAAGCTCTTGCAATCAGGCAAGATGTCGCAGGAGCAGCTGAACCAGCTTCAGGCGATGGCGCAGCAGTTCCAGCAGTTTTTGCCTCATTAAGTCGTAACCGTGGCCACGGTTCAAGCATAAAAATCATTCAAAACACACGAAAGGAGTACAAAAATGTCTCTTTCTTCCGATTCTGCGGTTCTGACCATGCCTGTTCAGCCCGCAAACACCAACGGCGGCAACGGCTTTGGCTTTGGCAATGATGGCGCATGGTGGATCATCATCCTGTTCCTGTTCGCCTTCTGCGGCGGCTGGGGCGGCAACTGGGGCGGCAATGGCAACACCGGTGCCGGTGTCGTTGACGGCTACGTCCTGACCTCCGATTTTGCCAACATCGAGCGCAAG